GGACCGTGAAAAACAGGCCGTAGAGCAGGCGCGACTGGACGAGATCGCCCGGCAGAAAGCGGCAGCCGACGAGATCCTGCGACAAGAGCGGTTGCGCGAGCAGGACAAAGAGCATCGCCGCTCAATCAACCTCGCAGCTCTTCAAGCCTTCGTGAAAGGCGGAATGACTGAAGAGTGCGCGAAGCAGGCAATCACGCTGATCGCCAGCCGCCAGATCCCCGCCATTTCAATTCAATACTGAGGTCGCCATGAGCAATCTTGCAGTGAAAGACCAGGTCGAGCGTTTGCCGGCCATCCAAACCGAGTCGACGACCATCATGTCGATTATCCAGCAGGTGGCCATGAGCCCCGACGCTGACATCGACAAGATGGAACGTCTGATGCTGATGCACGAACGGTTCCAGGCGCAGCAGGCCAAGCAGCAGTACGACGATGCACTGGCCAAGATGCAGGAAGAAATGCCGGTTATCGGCGAGCGCGGCGGCATCAAGGACAAGAACGGCCGAGTCCAGAGCACCTATGCGCTTTGGGAAGACGTGAACGAAATGATCAAGCCGGCGATGGCCAAGTATGGATTCGCCATCACCTTCCGCACCCCTCGCAACGAGCGAGGCATTGAAGTCGAAGGTGTGCTGAGTCATCGCGCTGGTCACCGGGAAGTCACCTCGATTGTCCTGCCTGTCGACGCGTCGGGCAGTAAAAACGGTGTGCAGGCTGTCGCCTCCAGCGTCAGCTATGGCAAGCGCTACACCGCAGGCCTGCTCCTGAACTTCACCACCACCGGCGAAGACGACGACGGCAACGGCCCGGCCGCGCAGGTTACGCCGCGCGTTACTTCGGCGCAGGCCGCGCAACTCGCCATCCTGTTAGAGAAGTGCAGCGACAAGGCGAAAGAGGCTTTCAAGAAGATGCACGGCACCCCGGCATCGGTTGAGAAAACTCTGTTCGACCAAGTGCTCGCAATGCTCACCAAATCAGCGACCCAAAACAGCAAACCGGCCGAGGACAAAGGCAATGAAAATAATCAGTAACGTAGAGCAAGGGACTCAAGAGTGGCTGGATCTGCGCTTGGGCATCGTGACCTGCTCGGAACTGGACAGTCTGCTGGTCAACGGCAAGGGCGAAGCAGGCTTCGGCGCTGGCGCATTCACCTACATGAACACGCTGATCGGTGAGCGCATCACCGGCGAAGCGGCCGATCCGTTCCAGGGTAACCGCCACACCGAGCGAGGCCATGAATACGAGGGCATCGCCCGCGGCCTGTACCAGTCGCAAGTAGACGTCACCACTCAACAGGTCGGCATCATCCTGAATCACGGGATTGGCTACTCGCCAGACTCGCTGATCGGTGAAGACGGCCTGTGCGAAATCAAAACCAAGCTGCCGAAGTTTCAGGTGGAAGTCATCCTGTCCGGCGAGATCCCCAAGGAGCATGTCGCGCAGTGCCAGGGTGGCCTGTGGGTGTCGGATCGCGAATGGATCGACTTTGTCAGCTACTGGCCAGGCATGAAGCTGTTCGTGAAGCGTGCCTACCGTGACGAAGTGATGATTCGCAAGATGAGCGAACGCGTCAAAACCTTCTACGAAATCCTCGACGAGCGCATGAATCGCGTGCTCGGCATCGCCGCTTAAGGACATTCCATGCCAACACTTACCGACGTCGGTCGCATTGGCCGTGACGCTGAACTTCGTTACACACCGGGTGGCGATGCCGTTATCAATCTGGCGCTGGCCTGCGACTACGGTCGCAAGGGCCAGGACGGCAAGCGACCTACTCAATGGGTAGACGCCACCCTCTGGGGCAAGCAGGCCGAAGCCATGGCGCCCTACCTGCTCAAGGGGCAGCAGGTCTACTTCACCATGGACGACGCCCACATCGAAACCTACGCCAAGACCGGCGGCGGTGAGGGCTTCAAGCTGACCGGCAAGATCATCCTGATCAAGTTCGTCGGCTCACCGCCTCAGGCGGCCAATCAACCGCAGCAGCAGGCCAGACCTCAGCAGTCCCGGCAACAGGCGGCAGCCCGGCCAGCGCAGAGCCAGCAAGCTGCCCCGCCCGACAGCTTCGACGATGACATCCCCTTCGCCCCCCTCCACCATCTGAACGGTGCCTGATATGGACCCAGCAATCGAAGAAGCCGCCAAGCGGCAAAGTGGACTGGAGGCGGCGAAGGCTGCCTTCTTCTCATCTGGGGGCCAGGCTCAACTGATCCCGACAGGTGTCGGCAAGGACAGCCCAGGCGTTGAGCAAGCGCCGAAGGCGCCATACGGTCGCCGGGTTGGTGATGCGCCCAAAACCAAACGCGGCCGGATCATCACGGACGAGGAAAAGGCTGCTCTCGCCGCTCAGTTGGTGGAGTGCAAAGCGGCCGGCATGACTCGGTACAAGGCCAGCAAGCACCTCGGCATCAGCGAAACGTTGTGCCGACGGCTGATCGCCGATTACTCGCTCGACTTCCCGGCATCAGCATGAAACGAATGAACAACCAAGCGCGCCAGCGCCGACGACAGACATGGCTGGATCTACCGGCCCACGGAATTGAAGAGGCAGGCCATGGCCGAGGAACAGCAGGAGCCGACGGCGGAAGCCATCAAGCAACGCAAGAAACGCGAGAAGGAAGCGGCCAAGAATGTCGCGCTGGGCATCGAGAAGTTTACGGTTGAAGTGGCCGGGGTGTTCAAGCCAGACCTCAAGCGCCTGATGAAAGAACACGGGTTCAACAATCAGCAAGAGGTGTATCAGAACCTACTGCGCAACGTGATCGCCGCCGACTTCGAAACCGCCGCCCGGATGCTGCACTGTGTCACGACACCTTATGAGATACCGGAAAATGTGTCGCGAGCATTTTACGAAAGCAGCAGGTCAGAACTCGCCGCAGATCCGGGGGACGAGATCATTCAGCCAGCCGCCGGAGATTCAGTGCCGCTCCATTGATTAATATGCGAGTGGCGATTAGGGACTCCCATGCGGCATGGGCTGCTTGAGTATCAATAAGATTGTGCGCGAGCTCCATCTGCTGAGCTGAATACTCCAACATGCTGCGAATTTGCAGTACGTATTCAACCATCTTGGCATCTGGAAGATTGAGTATATCCACTGCCATGAAGGATCTTTCCATGCTTCGAACGCGCTCCAAGTGCATCGGGCTTCTATTGTTTGGCGATGCATTCAAATAAAGCTGATTTACCTCTATGCCCGCAACTTCCGCCATTTTTACCAGGGCAGCCAATGCTACTTTTTTCTTGTTTTTTTCTTCCAAGCCATCACGCCGCATTTGAGAGTTGGCAATGAAGATAGCTGCACCAACTCCGGTTAGTGAAGCGGCTGCTTGCACCCAATCCCCTCCCTTGAGTTCCATGCCGTAATACTTGCAGATGCCCACGACCATCCACAGCAGCGACGTTCCGAGCAATGCAATCCAAACGCTCAGCAGCGTCATTCCTGCAAATAGTGCTCCCCGTTCCTTTAGCTTCACCGGCTAACCCTTCTTTGACTAAAGCTGTCATCAAATACCACTCGTACTCAAATTGCCACCACCGGTCACGGAGGGCGGCGCCTGCATTGGAGAACACCATGGATCTGAAAGTCAGGGCGCTTTACCAATGTGGGTCGTGCCGCGAAATTCACGACGATGAAGATGGCGCTATGGAGTGCTGCCGACCAGACATCATCGAACTCTATGAATGCCCAATCTGCAAGAAGCACCTCGAGGACGAAGACGATGCACTAACTTGCTGCGGCGTTGACGCCATCAAATGCCCCTCCTGCTACCGAGACTACGCCTCGATTTCGCTTTCGTTTCAGGCGATCAAAATTGCCGGCCACTGCACCACCTGCAATCCGATGTTCACCATTGACCAACAGATCGCTATCCAGGATCAGCACTATCAGAAAACTGGCAAACGCGAACACTTGCACGACTGAGGAAAAAACATGACCCCACAGTTCGAAAGCCCCAACGGGCTATGGCGGCGACTGGGCTACGCGGTTGAGTGTGGCCCGCGCGGCGAACGGACAATCCGCCGGCCTGACGGCTCAACGGTAACCATCGATACCGAGCATGGTCACCACACAGGCGAAGTTTCCGCGGCCAAAAAAGAGCTCGCACGCCTACCGCACGGAGAAGGTGAATGCCGGGCTGCACAGCTCGACATTTTCATCTGAGCCGTAG